CCGCAACCGGGGCCGGCACCGCAACCGGGGTATCGGCCACCGGTTCGAGCTCGACCGCCGCCGGCGCGGGTGCCGCGGCCGCGTTCGCCACACAGGCCGCCGGCTCGACAGCCACCGGCGCCGGTACGGCGTCTGGCAATGCGGGCGGAACGGTCACCGGCACCTCGACCGCCGCCGGTGCGGGCACCGCCTTGGCGATCGCCGCCCAAGCCGCGATCGCCACCGCAACCGGCGCAGGCACGGCGACCGGGGCCACCACTCAGACAGCCACCGCTACCGCAGCCGGCGCCGGGGCGGCGGCCGCCCTCACGCGCCTCGTGGCCGGCTCGACCGCCACAGGTCTTGGCATGGCCACAGGCGACGCAGGCGGAACCGTCACCGGCACCTCGAGCGCCACCGGTGTCGGATCCGCGGTCGCCGTAGCGCTGCAACGTGCTGCCTCGAGCGCTACCGGCCTCGGCGTGGCCACCGGCGCCGGATCCCTTGTCGGCTCGAGCTCCGCGACCGGGGCAGGTACCGCGGTCGCCTTGGCGCGCCTCGTCGCCGCCTCGAGCGCTGTCGGCACCGGCGTCGCGTCGGCTGTCGGTGGCCTGGTGATTCTCGGCACCTCGACAGCTACCGGCGCCGGTGTGGCGACCGGCACGGCCGGTTCGCGGATCACCCCGCGCCCTTTCACCGGGATCACCCCGCGTCCGTACGCGGGGATCACTGTTCGCCCTTGATTTTTTCGGGAGCTACCGCATGACCAGCGAAAACCCGCAGCCGGCTACCGAGCCGGACCTTGACGAAGCGCCCGGCTGGGTTGTCCGCGACCCGGACGGCCGGGTCGTCGCGTCCGGCCCGGTGAGTGTCGCGCTTCCCGCGTCCGGCGCGGGTGACACCCCGAGCGAGGGAGACGAGTAATGGCAGCCATCGATCAGGCCATGGTCAGCAAGATGCTGAACCAAACCACCCCCACCGGCACGTCCGGTGCGCCAGGTTCGTTCGGTACGGCTCTGGCCGGCTCGGCGATGAAGGTGCGACTCAACTCGACCGCATCCAGCGCGAGCGCCGCAGGCACCGAACTGACCGGTACCGGCTACACGGCGGGCGGGCAGTCCGTGCCGGCCGCGTCGACCGCCTCGAGCTCCGGCAGTTCGGTGACGGTGCCCGCGTCGTCGGCGCTGTCGTGGACGAACGGGTCCGGCGGCGCGTGGTCGATCGTGTCGTGGGACCTGACCGACTCGGCCGGCGTGCGCACCTGGTATGCGAACTTCAACGGCCAGCCCGTCTCGGTCGCGAACGGCAACACTTTTCAGATCGCTGTCGGCGGCATCACCATCTCGCTGAGCTGACATGTCCCGCGCCACTGTGCTCGCCGGTGGCCGGGCCATCGCCGAGGCCGGCATGGTCGACGCGTGCACCATCCGGCGCAACGCGGGGAACGTCACCGACCCTGACACCGGCGCATCAACGCCGGCGTACAGCGTTCTCTATACCGGTAAGTGCCGGGTTCAGGGCAGCCTCGCGCAGGCCGGGCAGCTCAGTGCAGGCGGCGACTATCTGCTGATGCTGCGCCTCGAGGTGCAGTTGCCGATATCTGTGACCGGTCTGAAAGCCGGCGACGAAATCACCATTGATGACGCCGTCCATGATCCGGATTTGCCCGGGCGGGTGTTCCGGATCCGGGACCTGATGCATAAGACCCACGCCACGGCACGGCGTGTGGGTGTGATCGAGAAAACGGGGTGACCGGTCATGCCATCGGTGACTTTCAACGATCACGACCTCACCGCGTGGACGAAAGACCTCGAAAAGGCGGCGGCGATCGCCCCGGCCGAGGCGGCGAAAGTCGTCACCAAAGGTGCGGTCAACATCAAGGCTGATGCCCGGCGCCGCATCTCCGGACTGGCACACGCGCCAGCCTACCCGCGGTCGATCACGTTCGATCCAGTGCATGTGAACCGTACGGTCGCGACCACGGAGATCGGCCCGGACAAGGGTAAGCGCCAAGGCCCGCTCGGCAACATCCTCGAATACGGGGCGCCGGGGCGGAACACCCCGCCGCATCCGCACATGAGCCCGGCCGCGGAAGCGGAAATGCCACGGTTCGCGCGGGCCATGGAAGCACTCGCGGTGAAGGCGATCGAACCGTGAGCAGTATCCAGGACCACGCCAACGCTGTCCTGAATCTGCTTCGCGCGGATGCGCAACTGACCGTCTACGACGGGCAGGTCACCGGCACCGCCGACCATTACGCCCTGGTCTATTCCTTCCGTCAGTTACCCGGCGGGGAACTCGCCCCCGACAAAACGTCACTCGTCGGCGACAGCACGACTGTCGACATGCGGTTCTACATCCACTGCGTCGGTGTCGATGCGGTAGCGGCCCGCGCCGTTCAGGGCCGGGTCCAGGCTGCCTTGCTGGATGTCCGTCCGACGATCGCCGGCCGGGAGTGTTTCCCGATCCGGTGGGTCGAGGGAACGCAGCAGGAACCGAACGAGGAAACGTTGAGTCTCGTGGTCGATGCCGTTGACGTGTATTCCCTGGTGACCGTTCCTGGGTAGACCCGGGGGCCAAATCCCGAGTCTGTGCAGCGGCCTCACTGCGGTTCGCCGATCCCGGTCAGGCGTAGCCAATTCGCCATCGTACCCCGCGCCTCGTGGTCGGCGGGGTTTTCGCCCTGCCCAATTCATTCGAGGGGGTGCGCCGTATGGCGCTGCTCACTGCTGTTTCTGTCACGTCGGCAGCGACCACCGTAACGGCGGCTGCGGTGTCGTCGTCGGACACGATCGCCGCTGCCGACATCGGCGTCAATGGCGCACTGCTGAACGTCATCAACGGTTCCGGCGGTTCCATCAACGTCACGCTCACCGACCCCGGAACAACGGATGTCGGTAATGCCGGAACTGCTGTCGCGCAGGCCGTCGCAAACGGTGCGGACCGATGGTTCCGGCTGTCGCCGTTCCACGTCAACCCGGCCACGGGCGTCGCGACCGTGACGTATTCCGGCACGACGTCTGTCACTTACAAGCTGATTCGCTGCTGAGAGGCCGGCATGACCGCACAAAACTATTGGATCGCCGATGAGAACGGCGTCAAAGCCTGCGTGACCGGTGAGGCGGTACGCGACCACTGGGTCCGCGTTCAGGGCTACACCGAAACGACCGAGCCGGTCGGCATGGAATTCCAGTGGGTTCGCAATCGCGACCACGGCGGCCGTGGCGTCATGAATCACGAGGCGGCGCTGTTGCATGCCGGCCTCGGATGGTTCCCGTCGGATCCGCCGCCCGTTCCCGGCCTCCCCGAAAACGAGCCGGTTGAGGCGCCTGCCGCGCCGCGACCGGTGAAGTCTGTGCCCGCCATCGGCGGCGATCCCGAAGGAGTAGCAGCGAATGGCTGACATTACCGCCGATGGAAAAACCCGGGTCTACTGGGTAACCACCATCTCCAACATCAACGCCCCGACGACGACGGAACTGAACGCCGGTATCGCGCTTCAGTCGACGCTTACCGCGGACGGCCTGAACGGCTTCCAGCCGGCCACCGCCGACGTCGACACGTCGAGTCTCGATTCGACGTTCTCCACCATGGTCAATGGGCGTACGTCGTTTTCGAACACGTCGCTGCGATTGAAGCGCCAGTCCGGAACCGACACAATCTTCACCACGCTCACCCGGGACACGGCCGGATATGTGGTGATCCGCCGGTCGCTGACCGCGAGCACCGCGTGGGCGTCGTCGCAGGCGGTCGAGGTATATCCGGCCCTGTGCGGTGAGGTCAGCCGGCTTGACCCGGAGCCGAACACGGTGGAGCGGTACGAAATCCCAATCAAGATCACGTCGAGTCCCGCCCTTCGCGCCGCCGTCGCTTAGCGACCACTGTCGATTCAACGGCAAAACCTACGGCAAGGCCGCCGGCTGCGCTCACAGGGTAGGCAATCCACCATGGCGCCACCAGGCCCAAGGCGCCGCCGAGCGCAGCGCCGATCATCACCGCCGTCAACCGACTCACGCCCCGGATTTTACGGGGCTTTTTTCGTGCCCGGCCGCTGCCACTCCCGACGGCGGCCGGGCGCACCCATCGGGGGAATCGGGAGCAGGAGAAAGCAACCCATGACCGAACCATCAAAAGACTTCCGGGCACTACTCGCCGGGGCGAAGCTGCCCGAAGCCACCGTATCCATCTGCCTGCGCGGTGACCTGGTCGCCGACCACGAGGCAGCCGAGCGGGAGCTCGAGCGGGCGCAGCGGAACACGATCAACAGCCTGGAAGGTAGCGGCGCCGGCGACATCGCCGACCGGATCGCTGCCCTTGAAGAGCAGATGCGGGAACACACCTACGAGTTCCGGCTGCGGGCACTGCCCCGCGCGAAGTGGCACGAACTTGTCGGGCAGCACCCGCCGCGCCGTGATGAGGCCGGCGACGTTGTTGAGGCTGACCGGTTCATTCTCGTGAACGTCGAAACGTTCTGGGATGCGATCATCCGCGCCTGCGTCGTCGACCCGGAACTGTCCGAGGACGACTGGCGCCAGCTTGAGGCCAGCCTGACCGACCACGCGTTCCAGGAGCTTTGCGACGCCGCGTGGGGCGTGAACCGGCGGGGCGTCAGTATCCCTTTCTCGCGCGCCGCTTCGCAGATGAGGTCGGGTTCCGCCGGCGAGTAGAGGCGGCTGAGAAACTCGGCATCCCCCCATCGCAGCTCGACGGCCGGGAACCCGTCGTCACCACCGAGTACTTCTACGACGAATACGACCTGCTCATCCGGTCGGAGACAACCAGCGAGCCCCGGTACACGGAACAGGACCGGGCGGAACTGCTCGCCCTGGCTGTATACCGGGAGGGCCTCTGCCCCCTGTGTGGTCGGCCGCTGAATGTGTGCACCGCGCAGGAGGAAACCGGCCCGCAGTACGAGGTGACGTGGCGCGTGTGTGGTGCCACCCGGGCGCTGATCGAGCGGCAGCGCGGCGCCTACAACGGCAAAGACCATCCGAACCGTGGCGCCCACCTGTGGTCGACATCCGTGAAACGAAAGTGAGCCGGGCGTGGCGCTACGCGAAGTAGGTATCCGGCTCACCGCCGAAGTCGCCGGCTACATGTCGAACATTCGCCGGGCCGGCGCGGTGACGAAAGACTTCACCGCGGAACTCGACAAGTCTGCCAAGGCGGGGAAGCTTGACGCTGTCGCCGACCGGGCCGGCATGGTCGGTATCGCACTCGCCGGCATGGCCGGGTACGCCATCAAAGCAGCCGCGGATTTCGACAAGAGCATGTCGGCGGTAAAGGCTGCCACGAACGACAGCACGAAGTCGGTTGCTGAAAACGCGCAGAATATGAAGGATCTCCGCGCGGCAGCTTTGCAGGCCGGTAAAGACACCATGTATTCGGCGACCGAAGCCGCCGACGGTATCACCGAGCTCGGCAAGGCCGGCATCGACACCTCGGACATTCTCAAGGGTGGCCTGAAAGGCGCGCTCAGCCTTGCCGCCGCCGGGCAGATCAGTGTCGGCGAAGCCGCCGAAACGGCAGCGTCCGCGATGACGCAATTCAAGCTCAAAGGCGATCAGGTCCCGCACGTCGCCGATCTGCTCGCCGCGGCGGCCGGTAAAGCGCAGGGCAGCGTCCACGACATGGGCTATGCGCTGAATCAGTCAGGTCTCGTGGCGTCCCAATTCGGCCTGTCGATCGAAGACACCACAGGCGCGCTGGCCGAGTTCGCGAACGCCGGCCTGCTGGGGTCGGATGCCGGTACGTCGTTCAAAACGATGCTGCTGGCCATCGCCAACCCGAGCGGCGTGACGGCGAAGAAAATGCAGGAACTCGGCATCGAGTTCTACGACGCGCAAGGCAAGTTCATCGGCCTGTCCGGTGTCGCCACCGTGTTGCGTGACAAGCTCGGCGACCTCACCGAAGAGCAGCGTAACGCCGCGCTCGGTCAGATCTTCGGCAACGACGCCATCCGCGCTGCGACCATCCTCTACAAGGATGGCGCCCAAGGCGTGGCCGAATGGAAGGGCAAGGTTACCGACGCCGGGTACGCGGCCCGTAATGCGGCGACTCTCACTGACAACCTGGCCGGTGATATCGAGCGGCTTAAGGGTTCGCTCGAGACGTTCGCTATCGAGTCCGGCAGCGGCGCGAACAGCGGCCTACGTATCATCGTCAAATCTCTTGACGCTCTCGTGGGCCAGTTCAGCAGCATGCCGTCTGCCGTCGGTAGCACCATCACCGTACTTGCCGCTGTCAGCGGCGCTGCCATGCTTTCTCTCGCCGCGTTCATCAAACTGCGGAAGGGTCTCGCTGAGACGGTTGTTCAGCTTGAGGCGATGGGGCCGGCCGGTGCGATAGCGGCGAGCGGCCTGTCAAAGCTCGCTTCGTTCGCTGGTAAGGCCGGCGTTGCCTTTATCGCCATGGAGGCGGCGGCGGCGTTCCTCAACACCATCGACGAGAAGACGGTCAACGTCGACAAGCTGAGTTCGTCGCTGCAAAAGCTCGCCGACACGGGACAGTCGACGGGTGAGCTGAACGACGCGTTTGGGGAGAACTTCAAGAATCTCGACCGCATCGCGTTCTTCGCCGACAATGCCAACCACGGGCTCGGCAAGTTCATCAACACCACGCTCGGCGGTATCCCCGCAGTCGGAGACCTCGGCAAGGCCATCGGTGGGCTTGGCACCCGGCTCATTGCCGGCACTGACTTTGACACGGCGACGCAGCAGATGGCTGGGCTCGACCAGGCGCTCACGTCGTACATGGACACCACAAAGGACGCTAAGAAAGCGTCGGAACTGTGGAATCAGGTCCTACGCGAAAGTGGTATGGACACGCAGCAGCTGGCT